GCAGGTTTCCCGAGCACGGCGATGAACCGCCGCGCCTCGTCGAAGTCGATCTCTTTCATGCCTGCTCACGTGTCGCCGTGGCTGGTAACACGCCATCACGATGGAAGCGGATCGACTGATCGAGCAGCAGCCGGATGGCAGCACTGCGGGAGATGGTGTCACCACGCCAGGAGTCCAGCCACTTCAGCTGGTTAGGCGCAAGGCGCAACGGGATTGGTCGAGCTAGTGGCATTGGCTGGCGGGCTGGCTTGACAAGCGTATACGGTTAGTCTACGGTGGCAAGGCCTGACACTGGCCATGACCTACCAAGACTTCCTAGATCAGAAGACGCACGAGGGAGCGGCGCACGGCTTTGAGCCTGTGTTCATGCCGCCGCAGTTGTTTGATTTCCAGCAGTCACTCGTTGAGTGGGCGGTCCGCAAGGGCCGCGCAGCCATCTTTGCTGACTGCGGACTTGGCAAGACCGCCATGCAGCTCACATGGGCTGAAAACGTGGCGCAGTACACGGGCAAGCCGGTTCTGATCCTGACGCCACTGGCAGTTGCTGCGCAGACCATCCGCGAGGGTGAGAAGTTCGGCATTGAGTGTCACCGCTCCAGCGATGGCAGCGTGCCGGGACGGATCGTCATCACCAATTACGAGCGGCTGGAGCACTTCAGGTCTGCTGACTTTGCTGGTGTCGTGTGCGATGAGTCGAGCATCCTCAAGTCATTTGATGGCGCTCGCCGCAACGAGATCACCGACTTCATGCGCAAGGTGCCCTATCGGTTGTTGGCAACAGCAACAGCTGCGCCGAATGACTTTATTGAGCTTGGCACCAGCAGCGAAGCTCTCGGCTACATGGGCCATATGGACATGCTCGCTCGCTTCTTCAAGAATGATCAGAACAACTTGACCAGTCGCCGCATGTATGGCGAGGCGCCAAAGTGGCGCTTCAAGGGTCACGCCGAGATGCCGTTCTGGCGATGGGTGACAAGTTGGGCCAGGGCTTGCCGCAAGCCGTCAGATCTTGGTTTTGATGATGGCCGGTTCATCCTGCCTGCATTGCATGAGAATGATCACCTGATCGAAACTCAAACCATTGCCGATGGAATGTTGTTTGCAATGCCAGCGACTGACCTACGCGAACAACGTGCCGAGAAAAAGCGGACGGTCGCTGAGCGATGCGAGCAGGTTGCCAGCATGGTTGCAAACACTGGGCAGAGTGCTTTGGTGTGGTGTCACCTCAACGAGGAAGGCGACATGCTTGAGAGGTTGATTCCTGATTCGATTCAGGTGTCAGGCAAGGACAAAGACGACATCAAAGAGCGTCGATTGATTGATTTCGCCGAAGGACAATCCAGAGTGCTGATCACCAAACCCAAAATCGGCGCGTGGGGCTTGAACTTTCAAATCTGCAATCATGTGACCTACTTTCCGTCCCATAGCTTCGAGCAGTACTACCAATCCGTCAGGCGCTGTTGGCGGTTCGGCCAAGATCGTCCAGTGACTGTTGACATTGTGCTCACGGAAGGCGAGCGGCGGATCATGGAGAATCTGCATCGCAAACGGTTACAGGCTGAGCAAATGTTCAGCAATCTGGTTTCCGAAATGAATCATTCGCTGGAAATCCAGCGCAAAGAATACAACACCGCACCTATCGAGGTTCCATCATGGCTGTGATCACCGACCGTTACGCGATCTACAACGGCGACTGCATTGAGGTGATGCAAGGACTGCCCTCCGAGTCCATTCATTTCTCGATTTACTCGCCGCCTTTTGCCGGGTTGTATGTGTACAGCTCAAACGAGCGTGACATCAGCAACTGCCGAGACTACGACCAGTTCATGGATCACTACAGCTATGTGGTTTGCGACCTGCATCGGTTGACCCTGCCAGGTCGGCTGACTGCCGTGCATTGCACTGACATCCCAAGCGGCAACAGCGGGCAAGACTCGCTGATGGACTTGCCTGGCAAGATCATTGCATTGCATGAACAATGCGGCTGGCATTACGTGGCACGACACACGATTTGGAAAGAGCCACTATGGGTGCGCAATCGAACCATGGTTAAGAATTTGGCACACAAGACCATCGTCGATGATGCAGCCTACGCAGGTGTTGCATCTGCTGACTATTTGCTGATGTTCCGCCGTAGTGGAACCAATAAGATCCCGATCGCAAATCCGACAGGACTTGATCATTACGCCGGTGAATGTCTGATTCCGGCGGAGCTGCAACAGTACCGCAACTGGAAAGGCAAGCAGACCGAGAATAGATTCAGCCATTGGATTTGGCGTCGCTATGCGTCTTCAATCTGGGATGACATCAATATGGGCCGCGTGCTGCCATTTCGTGATTCAAAGGATCAAGATGACGAGAAGCACGTGCATCCGCTTCAGCTGGACGTGATTGATCGGGCAATTTGCCTGCGTTCCAATCCTGGCGAGACGGTGTTGACCCCATTTATGGGCGTCGGCAGCGAGGTTTATGGCGCGGTGCAAGCCGGCAGGCGCGGCATCGGCATTGAGTTGAAGGAGTCCTACTACAAGCAGGCGATCAAGAACATGGAGATCGCCGTGGAGGACACGCGTATCCCCGATCAAGCCTCGTTGCTGGATGACGCCGGAGACCTGCTGTGAACCTTCGCCCCTACCAGCAACATCTGACCACCGACATCCGCCTGCAGTACCAGCTCGGCAAGCGTGCGGTGCTGGCGGTGCTGCCGACCGGTGGTGGCAAATGGTATGATTTGCTTACCACCGCTTGTCGGGCTATGCCTACCGTTTGCAAAATTGAAGGCTGCGACAAACCTTGCGACTGCCACGGCATGTGCGGAATGCACGCTCAACGCATGCGTCGCTATGGCGACCCGTACTATGTCACACCAGAACAGGAGAGGCGCGCAAACAACCGCGCCGCTCAGATTGCTCGGCTTGATTCAGTCAAGCCCAGCACATACCGCAAGCGGCATGGTCGCCATGAGCATCGAGTTGTTGCTGAGCAAATGCTCGGTAGGGCACTAATGCCAGGCGAAATTGTGCATCACATTGACGGTGATAAACACAACAACAATCCATCAAACCTGCAAGTTATGACACAAGACCATCACTTGCGTGAGCACCTTGCTCCTGACGCTGCGCCGATTGAATGGCAGGGACGGTCTATGTACCCAAAAGAATGGGCGCAAGAGTTTGGCATTAGCGTTCAGCGGTTTTATGGGCGCAGACGCGCAGGTTGGTCTATGGATCGGATTGCCGCAACTCCTACACGCAAATGGAATAAAGCCAATGCTTAGCCTGCGCCCTTACCAACAGGACATGGTGGATCAGATCCGCCTCTCTTACCAGTTAGGCCATAAGTCTGTTTTGGCTGTCTTAAGCACCGGTGGCGGAAAAACCCGGATATTCACCCACATCGCCCAATCCGCTGCCCGCAAAGGCAACCGCACGTGCATCCTGGTCCACCGGCAAGAGCTGCTGGATCAGGCCAGCTGCAGCCTCACTGGCATGGGCGTCACCCATGGCTGCATCCGTGGAGGCCGCGGCATGGACCTGAGCCATGCGGTGCAGGTGGCCAGCGTGCAGACCCTGGCCCGCAGGCTGCACAAGCTGCCTCGGGACTTCTTTCAGTTGCTGGTCGTCGATGAGGCGCACCACAGCAATGCAGGCACGTGGGTGCAGGTGATCGAGCACTTCCGATCCGCGCACCTGCTGGGGGTTACTGCGACCCCATGTCGTGGAGATAGCCGTGGACTTGGCGAGTGGTATCAGGCGATGGTTGAAGGACCAAGCGCCGCATGGCTCACCGACAACGGCTACCTCGCGCCTGCGAGGGTGCTAGCGCCGCCTGGGTTCGATGCCAGCGGCATACGGAAGCGGATGGGTGATTTTGACACCCGTGAGGCCGAGCAACGCGTAGGCACGATCATGGGCGACTGCCTGAGCCACTACCGCAAACACCTAAGCGGTCAGACGGCAATCGCCTTCTGCTGCTCAGTGGCCCACGCCGAGGCCGTGGCTCAGCTGTTCATGGGCGCCGGCATCCCAGCCGCCAGCATTGACGGCAGCATGGATGGCGCCACACGCCGCGACCTGCTGCAGGCGCTGGGTACTGGTCGGATACGCGTGCTCACCTCCTGCGCCCTGATTGGTGAAGGCGTTGACGTTCCCTCGGTCGGGGGCTGCATCCTGCTGCGACCAACCCAGAGCGTGAGCCTGCACCTGCAGATGATCGGTAGATGCCTCAGGCCATCACCCGGCAAGGCGGCAGTCATCCTCGACCACGTGGGCAACACGCTACGCCTCGGCCACCACCTAGAGCCACGGGAGTGGACGCTGGAGGGGATCGCAAAGCGCGACCGCGACAAGGCGCCATCGGTGAAGGTGTGCCCGCAGTGCTTCGCCGCCATGGCCAGCCAGGTGCGGCAGTGCTTGGAATGTGGCCATCAGTTTGCGCCGGAGGTGCGGGAGCTGCAGCAGGTGGAGGGTGAGTTGGTGGAGCTTGCTGCCCGTGAGCGCAAGCGCGAGCAAGGCACCGCTCAATCCCTCGACGACCTCCGCCAGCTAGCGCAGCAACGGGGATACAAGCGAGGATGGGCCGAGAGGGTCTATCAGGCCAGACTGGCCAAGAGGCATGGGCTGTGACGCTCCGTCTCCTTGACACCTTCAGCGGCATCGGCGGGTTCTCCTACGCAGCCGAGCGCTTGGTTGGCGGCTACCAGACCGTTGCCTTCGTTGAGCGTGAACCCTTCTGTCAGTCCATCCTCCGCAAGCACTGGTCCGATGTCCCCATCTACGACGACATCACTACCTTCAACCCAGAGCCGGGTTCAGCTGACGTTGTTTGCGGAGGGTTCCCTTGCCAAGACATCAGCACGGCAGGGAAGCAGGCCGGCATCAAAGAAGGCACCCGCTCTGGCCTGTTCTACGAACTCATGCGAGTCGTTCGCGTGGTGGGACCGCGCTACGTCGTCCTGGAGAACGTCGCAGCGATCACTTCTAACGGAATGGATGTTGTACTCGGGACGCTGGCCGAGGCAGGGTTTGATGCTGAGTGGGCATGTATTCGGGCTGCAGATGTGGGTGCCTGTCATCGGCGTGATCGGTGGTGGTGCGTTGCCTACCCCCAGGGCCAACAGTGCAATGACCGTGGATCTGCGCACTCAGCAGGATCGGCCAGAGCTTCAGCCCAACTTGGAAACGGTGATGGCGCGGATGTTGCCCACTCCAGTGGCTCGGGATTGCAAAGGCAGGAGCCAGCGTGGAGACCTGCTGCCGGATCGCTTTGTCCCGACTGGGGGGGGTATTTATCTCAACCCGTCCTTCGTCGAGGAGATGATGGGCTTTCCGGTCGGGTGGACCGTTTGAAGGCGCTCGGCAATGCGGTGGTTCCTCAGGTGGCCGCCATACCATTGGCGCGTGTGCTTGATCTAGAGCGTGTCAGAGCAGCAAATCCAGCAGCACATCCGCCTTGCCCTTAGCCGCGGCCCGGTGCGCCTGTACCGCAACAACACCGGCACGCTGCGTGACGCCAATGGCCGCCCGGTGAGCTTCGGCCTGTGCAAGGGCAGCGCTGATCTGATCGGCTGGACGACGCGCACGATCACACCGGACATGGTTGGGCAGCAGGTGGCGGTGTTCACCTCTATAGAGGTCAAGACCGCAACCGGCAGGCTCAGGCCTGAGCAGCGGCAGTGGCTGGAGTCCGTGCAGGCCGCTGGGGGCATTGCTGGTGTCGCCAGGAGCGTGGAGGATGCGCAGGGGTTGACCATGGTTGCTGGTGGTGGTATTGTTTCCAAGTCGCCAGCGATGGCGGCGATCCACCGCACCTAGACAGATGAATACACTCGCAACCCAGTTGCAGGAACTGGCCACGACGCTCAACACTGCTGAGCAAGTGGTCACGGCATTCCAAGCGCTGCGGGATTTCTGCTCTGAAGAGCAGTGGGACGAGCTGTGCAGCTCGGGGCCACTCTCTGATCTGCTGGATGCCTGCAGCGACCTGGAGCACGACCTGGAACGGTGATGCACTGGCCCGCTTCGGCGGGCTTTTTTATTGCTCAGCGGTCGGTCCTGCCCGTAAGGATGGACGCGGTGCTGCGGTCGCGGTGGCCGCATCTGAAACCGTATCGGAGGCCGCTCTCAACAGTTGACCATGGTTGCCGATGGTGGTATTGTTTGATCAAGCCGGACGACCCGGCACCCCAACCCGAGAATCATGACCTACGCCACAAACGAGCACTGCCTCAGCGATGATCCGCAGGTGTTCAGTTTTGCAGAGCACACAGATACCACTCACGACCTCATCGTTGTCACCCGCTGGACTGTCACGCTGATCAATGGTCGGCAACATCGCAAGATGACCGCTCAATGGAATTATTGCCGCAAAACCGCTCGCCAACTCTGGGTTCAACTCAAGAACCAAGGGGCTAAGCCTTTCAGCTGGGCTTGACCCTCACGCGGCCCGCCGGAGCCCATCCGGCACCATTCACCCCAACCTGAGAACCATGACCACCACAACCATCGCCTTGATCGTTGCCCTGCTGCTGCTGCCCCTGGTGGTGCTGCTTTGGGCGACCGAGACCACCAAGGAACGCGCCTTGCGCCTGCGCCGCAGCGGCTGGAGCCAGCGCCGGATTGCTGAGCATATGGGCATTAGCCGCAGCCGTGTTCAACGGTTGACCATGGCGGCATAGGGTGGTACGATTTGGGGACAGGAGGCGAGAGCTTCCACCCAAACCGAGAGCCATGACCGCTTCACCTTCTCAACTCAAGGCCCAAGCCCTTGAAACCGGCACCACCGTCTGGCACGACGGGTTAACTGTTACGCCTGAAGGCATGTTCGTTATTTGTGGCCGCCGCTGCACTCTCAACGAGGCAATCATGTACCTCGGCAACCGAGCTGTGACACGCGCCAAGGCCGCCGCTTGATTCCACGCGGCCTGCCGGAGCCGCACCCAATCCGGCATTCATCCCACCTCTAGAGCCATGAAACGCCTCCTCAAAAATGCCGTGATGCTCGCCGCGCTGTCGATTGCTGGCTTCTGGTGCCTCACTAGCGCCCTCGACGACATGACGCACGCTGACTGCAACGCTGGCATCAAAGCCGCCTGTGATTCCCTGAAATGAACGACTCCGACATTTACTGGACCTTTGAGACTGCTGTTCAATACGGCGGTGGATTCTTCCAACAGCTCGGCATGGCCGGACTGAAGGCTGATCCTGGCAACAAGCGTCGCATCCTTGCGGCGTTCCCGGAGATGGTCGCCACCTACGGCACCGCCAGCAAGCTGCATCGCCACCTGCGTGATGGTGTGGCGGCATGACCTCTAACGCCGACTACCACGCCGATCCGGCCATCAGCGCCAGCCACCTGCACGCCGTCGCCGCCAGCCCGTACCACTACTGGAGCCGGTTCCTCAACCCAAGTCGTCCGCCGTCGGTGCAGACCGCAGCGATGAAACTGGGCAGCCTGGTGCATTGCGCCGTGCTGGAACCTGACGAGCTGGCCAATCGCTACGGCATCTGCCTGCCGCGCAACACCAAGGCCGGAAAAGAAATGGCCGCCGAGATGGAGGCCAGCGGCATCGAAGCCGTGACCGCCTCCGACATGGAGCAGGCGATGGCCATGGCTGGTGCTGTACGGCAGCATCCCTACGCCGCGGCCCTGTTGTCCAGCGGCAATGCTGAGCAGAGTTTCTGGTTTGATGATGCGCAGTCCGGCTTGCGGTGCAAGTGCCGCCCGGACTGGCTTGATCGCTCGACGGTGGTTGACCTCAAGACCACCACGGACGCCAGTCCGGCAGCCTTTGCGCGATCCGTCGCATCCTTCCGCTACCATGTTCAGGCCAGCCACTATCTGGCGGGCACCTTTGCCGAACGCTTCCTCTTCATCGCAGTGGAGAAGACCTATCCGTTCTGCGTCGCGGTCTATGAGCTGGATGCAGAGGCGATGAAAGCAGGTGAGACGCTACGGCGCCAGAACCTGCAAACCATCGCCGACTGCCGCGCCATTGATGAATGGCCTGGCTACAGCACCACCTGCGAAACACTGCGGCTGCCTACATGGGCGCTCAGTGCCACCCCAACCATGACCTCCGATGACTTCTAGCCTTGCGCTCTGGACACCAGAGCAGACCCAACTGATCAGCACCACCATTGCGCCAGGATGCAGTGTTGACGAGCTGCGCCTGTTCGCCTATGCCTGCCATCGGACGGGCTTGGATCCGTTCTCGAAGCAGATCTATGCCATCAAACGTGGCGGCAAGATGACCATCCAGGCCGGCATCGACGGCCTTCGCAGCATCGCCGAGCGCACCGGCCAGCTTGACGGATCCGAGACGTACTGGTGCGGTGAAGACGGCCAATGGGCTGACGTGTGGCTTGGTAGCAAGCCACCTGCCGCGGCCAAGACGATCATTCACCGCAAGGGTGCCAGCCATCCATTCGTTGGTGTGGCGCGGTTTGCCGACTACAACGCCGGACAGGGCCTGTGGTCCAAGATGCCCGCCGCAATGATCGCCAAGTGCAGCGAGGCCCTCGCGTTGCGGAAGGCGTTCCCTGCTGACCTCTCAGGCGTCTACAGCACCGACGAGATGGATCAATCCGTTGAGCATGTTGCTGTGACCACTACTGCAGCACATGCACCGGCACTGCCCGCCAAGGCAGGCGATGCCAAGGTATTTGCCGCTGGCAAGGCTGCCATTGCCAAGGCTGACAGTCTGACCAAACTGGAGGAGGTCACAGCACGGATGGAGGCTCGTAAGGATGATCTGAGCGATGAGCAGTACCAGCAACTGCTAGCGCTTGCCTGCGAGCGTGAAGACAAGCTGACAGCACCAGTCGCGGAGGCTGATCCCTTTGACGACTGAGCCGTATCTGACCAATGATGAACTGGCTAAGCGTTGGGGAATGAAGCCTTCATCAATCAAAAACCAACGCGCCCGCGGCATTGGCCCTGCGTATTACACGATGCCTCGCGTCGGGTTCCCATCTCGGACACCACGCATCCGGTATCCGCTTTCACAAGTCCTGGCCTTTGAAGAGGCCAACAACATCACACCACTGACATGAGCCTTTACGCATCCGGCATCGTTCGCATCATCACTGATCCGCAGCTCCGCGCCTTCGATAGCGGCACCATGGTCTGCAATTTTGCAGGCGGCATCCAGGAAGGCAAGGACAAGCAAGGCAACTGGATCAACAATGCCATCGACATCGAGGCATGGGGCAAGTCGGCTGAGGTGATCACCGACAAGTGCAGTAAAGGCGACTCGATCATGGTGACGGGCAGCATCCGCCGCCAGGAGTGGCAGGACAAGGAAACCGGCGCCAAGCGCAGCAAGCACATCTTGAGCGTGCAGCGGTTTGAGTTCCTGCCACGTGGTGCCGCCGCTACCGAGGAGCCGTTCTGATGGATCTTGAAGCCACTTTCAAGCAGTGGTGGGAGGCGTCTTACGGGCGCCCTCCCGGCACCCATGCCGTGATGACCCATGCGGCTTTCGCTCAATACATCCTTGACAACCATGAACGACCCAGTGAACCATCCTGCCCATTACACGCAGGGAGAGATTGAGTGCATCGATGCCATACAAGCAGCGCTTACGCCTGAAGAGTTCGCCGGTTACTGCAAAGGCAACGCGCTGAAGTACATCTGGCGCGAGCAGCGCAAAGGCGGCGCTGAATCACTGCTCAAAGCGCAGTGGTATTTAGATCGACTTCTTGTCAGCCAGATCAGCTGATGCGGCTCTGGCATCTACTGGCCCTGGCCTTAGGTGCCAAGGCGCACAGCAACGATCGCATCGCTGATCGCGTTGCACTTATCCGCTTTTTGATCTTTCTCTCTTACTTGGTGACCAACATGTTTATTTGTGCTGGCGTTATGAGGCATTGGAATGGCTGAGTACAAAGCGACATCTGAGCAGTGGGCTGACGTAGGGGCATTTGCTTCTGACACTCGTGCCTGCCTCCTCGAACTCCGCGCCAGGGTTGAACAGCTTGAGGCTGGGCTAAAAGATGAAGCTGATTGCAACAAAGCTTGTACTTTCAACATTGTAGACAGAGTGAAAGCGCTGGAAGCTAAGTACGAGACCATGCGTTTGGCCACGCTGGAATGGGGCGAAGACGTGGACAAGGTGAAACGCTGGAGCGATCAGCACCTGCAGCGGATTGAAAAGCTGGAAGGCACTCGACGCCCAGCTTCAAGGGTCCAAGAAATCAGCGAGCCGCTGCAACTGACACCAGAGCAAGCGCAGCACGTCAGAGACCTACTGGCGCCCAACTCCAAGCCAACTCCTAATCCAAGCCAAATTAGGAGTTCGCTGGTGGAGCGGGTGCAGCAGGCCATCAACACCGAGTACGAGGAGTCGCTCGGCACTGGCTCCATGGAAGCCCGCGCCGCGATCCGTGAAGTGGCGGCGTGGTTGCGCGATACGCACGCCCGCGTTCAGATACCTGTCTTGCTTGAGAAGGAGGCCGAGCGATGACCAACCCACTTACCCCACCGCCTGGGCTGGTGGCGTCACTGCGCAACTCAGCTCCACATGGCATTCGAGATTCAGGTGTCACCCGAGAGGTTTGGCTGATCAATCACGCCTATTCCGCTGGCGCCGATCAGGAACTGGAGGAGTGCTGTGAGTGGTTAGCGAATGAAACGCCGGAACCGTACATCAAGGCACTCCGCACCGCCCGCCGCCCCAATCCGCCGAGTTTGAAGGAGCAGGCGCTTGAGCAGTTGGATGGGATTGCAGCCGTATTCCGAATGTCTCACGGCGGCAACCTCGTATGTGACACCATCCGCCGCGCACTGGAGGCGCTACCTGAATGACTTACGTTTCAGGCCACAGCCAAGAAGTACGAGGGCTGCTTGATGCTTTGGGCATTTCGCACAAAGCCGTTACAGGAGTTCGCTTGCTTGTTGAACCCGATCAACTTGTTCGAGTTCAAGTAGAGCGGCTGGTTGCTACTGACGAGATAGGTGAGATAACAGAGTGGATTCTCAGGCACGGCATCAAGGCGGAGCAGCTCGATGACTGACCTCTCCCCCGCCGCGCAGGCCATCTGGGAAGCCTTCAATGAAGACGAAGCTGGCGTGTTTGTTGACTACGGTGACAAGCTCGCCGCCGCCCTTCGCGCTGCTGCGGATCAAGTGGTGCCGGAGCTTGGCAGGCCCCGCACGGCAGACGAGCGCACTTTGTACCACGAAGGACGACTTGATGCGGTCATTCGGCACAGGCAACAATTCCTCGCCATCGCCGCCGATCTGGAGGGTAAGGGCCAATGACTAACCACCTAACCCAACGCGCTCAGCGCTTGATTGAAGAGTTTGAGGAAGGCGAAAGCGTCCGCGAAGGTATCGCCAATGTGCTAATTCACTTAGCTGTTGCCTGGGACAGTTACAGCGATGACACCACCCTTGTAGGTGTTCGGTGCTCAACCCTAGAAGACATGGCCGCCGAGCTTACCGCTCCGTGCCTCCTAACTCGCGCTTTGGCTGGCGACAAGGACGCTGCCAGGCAGTTTCTTTTTGAAGCTGGTTTCACTGACGAACACGGCCAACTCACTGGACCTTACAAATCGGAGCAAGCTAATGACTGACTTTCGTGTGCTGTGCGCCCGAATGGCTGACGAGCTGGATCATTACCGCCAGCTCCTGATGGATGATCGCCGCGAAACTCATGCGCTGGCGACTGAAGCCCGCGCCGCCCTGGCCCAGCCCGAGCCGCAGGGGCCGACGGATGAGGAGCTGCGTGATCTCTGGAGTTGGGCGGCTGGACAAGATCAAGGGCCGTGGCCGACGCAGCAGCACTGTTTCGCCCGCGCCGTCCTCGCCCGCTGGGGGTGCCAATGACTGAGCTCCTTACAGAAAAACCACCTAAGGTGGTCAAAGTAGATAACACCTACTGTTATGTTCATTTCTTGCGGGAAGTCGAACAAGAGATTCAGCAGAAAGCCTTTGCGGTAAATGCTGGTCTGGACACCTTTTCCAAGGCCGAACTTTTTGCTTACATGCTTTTAGAAGCAAGAGGTTACTTTTCTGTACTACCTGAACCAACAAGTGAAGAGACTCCCGACGATGACTGACCGCACCCTTTCTCCCGCCGCTCAGGCGGTGTTAGATGCGGGACTGCTGCATGTGGTTCACTCTAATGAGCTTGTTCGAGGGCTCATGGATGCCATGGGTGCCACTGCCGCCGCCCTGGCCCAGCCCGAGCCGCAGGGGCATGGGCCGACGGATGATGAATTGCAAAAGGCTGCCGATGCCATGCGAGACGAAGACGACACGCTCTCGTTAGTTGAGTACGCCCGCACCGTGCTCTCCCGTTGGGGCCGCCCTGCCATCGAGCCGGTGCCGGTGAGTGAGCGGTTGCCGGGGCCGGAGGATTGCGATGCGGAGGGGAGGTGCTGGGTCTACGACCAAGGCGACACCTTTACGGCTCCGGCTTGGAATCTGGAGAACAAAGCCGACCTGCAAGACCTCAAGCAAATGCAAAACGAGGGCAAACTGATCGGCCTGTGTGAGCGTTGGCGATTGGCCTGGCTCCCCCACTGGGCGCTGCCGGTGCCTAAGTCGGAGGTTCACAATGGCTGACTTCAGCTCCTGCGTCGCTGGCGTGCGCCTGTCTGCGCGCGATCGAGCGACTGCCTTGAGGCTTGGCAACGGCAACATCAGCCAAGGCGTGCGGTATGCGCTGCGGTTTGCTGCTGATGAACGCGCCAGTGTTGCTCCACTGTCCGAGATCCTGCGGTCTGCCGCGAGGATGGCCGAATCCCTTGAACAGAAACAAAAGGCATGACCACCACCTTCATCCACTGCACGCCGAACGCTGAGCAGCTGATTGTCAAGATGGCCAGGGTGAGCAACCCCGCCAACGCCGACAACACCGCGACAGCGCCAAAGCTGCTGCAGTACCTGATCAGACACCGGCACTGGTCACCGTTTGAGATGGCCAGCCTGTGCATCAAGATTGACACCGAGCGCGACATTGCGGCGCAGATCCTTCGGCACCGGTCGTTCAGCTTCCAAGAGTTCAGCACTAGGTACGCCGAGACCATGCGGGCCGAGATTCCGGCACTTCGCCGCCAGGACACCGCCAACCGGCAGAACAGCATCGATGACTTGGATACTGAGGTGGTCGATGTTTTGCAGATGGATGCCGGTGGTGTGATCGCCGCGGCCTTCCTGACGTATCAGAACATGCTGCTGCAGGGTGTGGCCAAGGAGACGGCACGCCGGATCCTGCCGCTCTGCACGCCCACGACGCTGTACATGCACGGCACCCTGCGCAGCTGGATCCACTACATCCACGTCAGAACCGACGCTTCAACCCAGCTGGAGCACCGGCTGATCACTGAAGGCTGCCGGGCGATCTTCGCCAAACAGTTTCCCACCATTGCCGAAGCCGCCTTTGAGGCGTCATGAGGTGCCGCTGGTGCAACGGCAAGGCCAGAGTTACCCATGTGACCCATCGCGCAGACGGTACGCATCGCTGGCTGCGGTGCTTCGACTGTGACGGCGGCTTCCGCACGCTTGAGGCCTATCTGATCCCCAAGCCAGGGCCGCCACTTGGCTCCAAGAAGTCCGGACCTGCCGCCAATGGATCACGCAATGCAGCCTCAGTGCTGACCGAAGAAGACGTGACCCGACTGCGACAGATGGCAGCAGATGGGATGATGCAAAAGGAAATCGCCCGGATCTATGGCATCATGCCCAATACGGTATCCCGTATCGTCAACCGCAAAGCTTGGAGACACATCCCATGACATCCGACCATTTCAGGGACTATCTCAACGAAATCGCTCGGTATCCACTGCTAACGCCAGACCAAGAGATCCAGCTGTCGCGGCAAGTGCATCGAATGCTGGAACTGGAGGCAATGCCAGGCGACCGGACGATGCGCGAAAAGCGTGAGATCAAGGTTGGCGCTCGTGCGCGTGACTCGATCATCCGCAGCAATCTGCGATTGGTGGTTCATATCGCAAAGCGCTATAACTCCAGGTTGCGCCATAACAGCCTCGACATGATGGACCTGATCCAAGAAGGCGCCCTCGGATTGCATCGCGCAGCCGAAAAGTTTGATGGCACCAAGGGTTACAGGTTTTCAACCTATGCCTACTGGTGGATCAGGCAGGCGATCAATCGAGGTATTGACACAAAAGAGCGGCTGATCAGAGTGCCGCAGCACATGATCGAGCGGATTTATTCAATCACAAGAATCCAATCTGAGTTTGCGCAAGAACATGGACGGCATCCAAGCATCAAGGAGATCTCTGAGATCATTGACCTTCCAATGGATGAGCTAACGATGTTGCTACAACGCAATACAACGCACTCCAGCCTGGACTCACTGGCTGTTGAGGATGGCAGCGCATTGATCGACATGATACCCAGCCAAACCGACAACAACGACGATCTAACCAATGAATACTACGATCAGCTTCATCTGGCTTTTTTTAAGCTTGATCCAGCGGAGCGAGAAATCTTAGCCGGCCAATACGGGCTGAATGACACGCCACATATCACGATGCGAGAAATTGGTGAACGCCAAGGCGTATCACGCGAACGGATCAGGCAGAAGATGGTGGTTGCGCAGCAAAAGTTACGTATTGCGCTCTGCTAGTAACCCTTGCATCTCAATCTCTGCGATGTGGCCGGTCGCCTGCTTGATGAGCCTAGACTGATAGGCGTTCTGCCTGATCAGGCTGGCGCATAGCTTGGCGACTGATTGCGAGTCATGGTGAGCCAGTGCACAACGGACTTGTTTCTCAATTTCAAGTTGCTCTTCAAGCGTCAGATTCACCACCATCCATTGACCCCAGGCCATGACAGACAGGCATGATTCCAATTCTATGCCAACCATCGAAAACATTGATGGCGTCTGGCGTATTGAGTATGCAGGCATTGTTAAAGAGCATCGCCAATACTGGCAGGCCGATTGGCATTACCAGCAGGCGATGCGCCTTTATTTAGCCACGCGAAGCGGTGACAGTTAGATCACCGTTGTATCTTCCGGTGATTGCATAGGACTTCTCGGGCCTGCCAGCGATGTGATGAAAGACCATCTGACCGATCTTCATCCCAGGCCATAGCGCGATGTTGTGATACCGGCGGCTGTTGTGCAGTTCCAGCGTCATGACACTCCCGTGGAAGCCTGGGTCGGCAAAACCGGCCATCAGGTGTTCCAACCCTTCGCGGGCACGGCTGCTCTTGAGCATGAACTGCGCAGCAACAAAATCAGGCAGGTTGAAGATCTCCTGCGTCTCGCCTAGCACGAACTCACCAGGCGCCAGATAGTACGGGCTGGATTGAGTGTGATGGCTGATGTCGTACGGTTGAAGGTCCAGCGAGTGTTTGACCTCCAGCATCAGGTTGTTGCCGAGCAGTACGTCAAGGCTGGCAGGGTTCTGAAGATCTGGATTGTACGGAAGCACCATGGCTTCATGGATGCACAATTCCCTGATTTCATGGTCTGGAATGATCATCAATAATCCCAACGAACGCGAGGTTGACCTTTGCGGATGCCAAGATGCACAAAGCCCTTGGGCGCCCCATAGCCTACCGAGTACGGCCAGATGCGATCACAGAACTTCTGCACTTCATAAATGTCGGTTTTTTCAACGTAGAAGTCAACCGCGCCGACGCTAGGTGCGTCGTACAGGTGCTCAGAGCTGCTAGCACCACCGACGCTGCGGTTGATGATTGGCGGTCTGTATCCGCTGGTGATGACCACGGTATTGTTCCCGAAGGTCATCCTGACGCGCTCTAGGAACTGCGCCAACTTCAGGGCTGTGTCGCATTGGTGCTGATGATCAAAGCGGCGCACCTCTTGGTAGAGCGCAAACTCGCCGTAGACAATGTTGGGCGTGATGCGGAAGTCGAAGGGACTGTCGGGCTTGAACTGCCCAGACTGGCTCCAGGTCTTGAACCATGGCCTGTCGCGGCGCATGGCGATGCTGTAGCCAGCGGTGAGGATGTCCTGCTCCAGTTCAGCGATGGCTGCCAGCTGGTGCGGCATTCCACGATTGAAGCGGAACAGCTGCTCCAGTGTGATCGGTGCGTTGTTAGTCACGTTCCCATGGAGAGTGGATGCTGATCGGACCACCAAGTAGGCGGCTGTCGCCAGTTTGCGCCTCAGTGTCAACCGGATGATGCTGGATCACCGGCTCAGGCATGGCTGGTGGCTGCGTGGCGTGCCAGTCCTCGATAGCAGCGTCGAGCCGTGGCCCGACGGTCAACGCTTTGGGAAGGCAAGCCGCAGGAATTGGAGGATCAGCTGGATGATGCTGTTGGACTTGAGGGGGCTGATTCCGATGATCTCACTAGCAGCTGCAACGGCAATGGCGATACCTGCTGCGGTGTTGGCGTCGATGCTCATGGGTTGACGTGATTGGTTGCCTCAAGCCTAGCGATGCGTTGCTCAGCGGTGCCCAGTCGTCCGAACAGCTCTCGGCGGTCGGTACGCATGTCCTCGCGAATTGCGGTCAGCTCAGTGGCGATGTGCTCGACGCCAGAGGACAGCTTCGCAATGGCCAGGTTGGCGGCCTGATCTTCTTTGCCGCGACGATCTACCCATTTGGCGGCATTACCGCTGAGACCACCTAGCACAAGACAGGCCACGCCGACGATAAGGTTTTCGATCATGACCTGTCGCGTGGTCCCTACCCAAACAGCCTACTTACCCTGCCCGCGTGTTTTCTTCCGCCTGTGATTAGGCTTGGATCGAGTGCCTTGGCCCTGGCGCGTGAGCTTAGGCTTGCCAGGGATGTGCTCGATGCGAGCGGTGCCGGTTTTGCTGCGGACGGCCACTATTTCAGTCCTAGAAGTGCTTTCAGGTCAGCTACTTCCAGTCCAAGTGCTTCTAGCTTTTCCGCAGGAGTTGGATCAGGGATTGGCTTTGGTTTCGACTGGGATTGGATTGCAGCGATTTCCTCAGCAGTCAGCTCAATGACCTGCTGCTCGCCAGTTTGCAGATCAACAACGATGCGGTGCATGAGTTAGCCCTCGTAAAGAATATTGATGGTGCCAGCGTCGAAGGTGTCGGTTGGCGTTCCAGTGGTGCTGCCGATGATGCGCAAGCGGTCGAGAGTGCCGGAAAGCACTTTTGAACCTGCGCTAGAACCTACCTGTTGCGTATTGCTCAAAGCAATGGTTCCTACCTGCGCCCATGTGTTGGTTGCAGAATTAACCAGCAGCAAAGTGACGGCGCCATGGCAAATGCTGCTGGTCGCCATGTTCGACTTGATGATAAAACCATAAGAGTTTTGTAGAAAAGTCGCTCCAACGGGAGTGCTTTCAGCGCCAAGATAACTCGACACCGTGGCGTCAATACCAGCTGATGTTCCCAGTTGAACCTGAAGATAGCCCCCTCCATTGGTGCTGACACCGCTGAACACCACAGTGATCCGCTTCGCCCAGCTCGGAATGCCCGTGAAGGTGATCGACGTGCCGCTGGTCGAGGCGACGGCAGTACCGGACTTGATGATGTTGCTGGGCGTCAGAGTGGTCGTACCATCGCTATTGACCGTAAGGCTTTCAACGCCTTCAACGGTGACCGCGAATTTGCCATTGCTGCCGGTATCCGTGACCTCGGCTTTGGTGTTGCCGACTTCGATCTTGGTGCCACCTGAACCCGTCCAGCTCAGGGTGCCGCTGCCGTTGGTGCTGAGTAGCTGGCCTGAAGTGCCGTCAGTGCCCGGCAGGGTCCAGGTGACGTTACTGGCAACCGTGGCCGGGGCTTGGAATGCTACCCAGTTGCTGCTGTCGGAATCAGCAAAGCGCAGATCACTTTGCGCGTTGAGGGTGACATTGCCTCCATAGACCGTGACATCACCCGTGCTGGCGATGCCAACACGCCGCGTACCGCCGGTTGCGAAGTCAAGCGCATCAGCGCCACTGCTGTAGATGCCAGTGTTGAGATCACCTGTGAATGTAACCGATGGCGTGCCAACAGCGCCAAGCGGATGGACAATCGCGAGGGTTGATGTCGTTGCCGTGGTGCTGATGCTGAACCGCAGCGTGCCACCGGTGCTGATGCCTACCTGATCGGCACCAGGGCTGTAGACGCCAGTATCAGTGCCGCTGTCTTTAAAGTAGAAGGCAGGCGCAGCTGCCGTGCCATTCTCAATGGCGATGGTGGTGTATTCGCCATCCAGCTGATACAGCGTGATCCATGCGCTGTTTGCGCCATTGCGCATCTTCATCACGCCAGCGGTCGTATCCGCCCAGCGCATGTAGGCATAGGTCGTTGCGGGTGCAGTGGCGCTGCTGTTCTGGCTGACGATCGCCGCCAGCGCATCATTCAGGTCGCTGCGTACCGCAGCACCTGTCCCGTTGGCAATGACGTAATCGTGAGTGGCCACAAATCAGGCTCACACTATGCCCACAGTTTACACTTGCTTGCCGTAGCCGGTTGCGCTGTAGGTGAAGTTGCGGTCCACTGCCGTGCCAGCGCTGTTTTTGAACGTCACCGTAAAGCCGGTGCCGCTGATGCTGGTGACCTCGTAATAGTCACCGCTGGCCATGTTCTGCGCAAGGATCCCGATGGTCGGAAAGACCGTGCCGCCCTTGGTGTAGAAGGGATAGTCGAACGTCACGGCCTTGGCAGCTGCGCCGCTGGCGATGGTGGTCGTGCTTTGATCGGTGCGGCGCTGGAATGTCGCCTCGTATCCCAAGGCATCGATCAGGATGTTCTGCGATGCGTTGCGGCTTTCGAGTTGCGCCTTGAACTGGAACGCCCGAGCGCGGAACGTGCCATTCACGAAATCCTGCCAGCCGGACCACGTTGGAGTGCCGCTCGGGTTGTCATCAGTGGAACGCAGCATCAGGCGTGCATTGACCTGATCGACCACCGCACCATCGAAGTCGTTCCAGCTGTCGATCAGATCAAGCCGTGCGTCGATGGTGTCATTCGGGTAAAAGCCACGGGTGACGAAGTAGCGCTTGAGGTCCAGAGCATAGACAGCGCCCAGGTCCAGCGTGCTGGCGAAGGCGTATTCGCCCATCGTCACGATGCTGCCGAGATAGTCGAGACTGAGCACCGAATCCAGATCGAGAATGGCATCGAAATTGCCATCGCCGTCGAGGGTCAATGCATCAAAGTCACCGCTGTAGAACACATCGGTCTTAGCACCTTGGAATGGCGGCGAGTCCTGGTCTTCGCGGCGTGCATCGGCGACGAGGTAGCCGAGCGCATCAGGGAAATCAACGATGACGCTGGTTTCGCTGGTCGATTGCCTGCCGCCGTCGTCTTCAAACTTGACGAGAATTTCACCTTCGACCAATGGCACAATGGCCTCAGTAGCAGCGCCGGACTTTGCTGGAATCAGGTCAACGCTGTCGCTCCATGTCGCCGTGCCGTCGGTCAGGTTGCTATGGCGGATGTGGATGCGTCCGCCGGTCTTGACGTCAAGGTCAACGGTTTGATCCCACCTGAGCCGTGCGCTGTTGGCGCTGATCGGCTCAATCGTGAGGTTTTGTACGTTGCCTGGTGGTGCAGTCTTGCCGACGAGCGTGAACTCAGCAATAGCGGCAGAGCTGAGCTTGCCAATGCCGTTCATGCTGCGAACTTGAACGTAGAGCGTGCCAGCCTTAAGGCCCGTCAGCCGGACTGAAGGTGATGGCGTCTCAACCTGAATCCAGTTATTGTTATCGAGGCGGTATTCAACGCGGAAGGTATCGACGCGACTGATTGGGCTGATCCAGCTCAGCTCGACGGCAGTGAGCACGCTTTGCCCATCAACGTAGAGATGTTCGGTCGCGGTGATCGAGCCTGGCGGTTCTGGGATGGCCGATAGGTTGCTGATGTCCCTGAATTCCAGGGTCAGGTCAGATTCGATCGCGGCATAGAGGGATTCGTTGTAGGCGAGTGCCGTGACTGAAAACGCGCCATCTTCGCCCTCGGCAACGCTTAGCACGCGGAACAGACTGCTTTGGATGTCGGTGGTTTCGATCAGGAAGACGCCGGCCGGGTTGGGCGCCTCACTGAAGGCTGATGACACGGTGAACACGCTGCCAGCAATGGAGCTGATGTTGCGCGTCTCAACAAGGCCTGTGGGCAGCAGGATGGAAATCGTTGGACTGTTTGCTGTCGTCGTCGGCAGGCCGCTAGTGCTGTCAACCGTGATCGCGGTCGTGGTGGCAGACGTGATGCGACCTGATCTCCTAGATCCTGACTTGACTGGATCGGCGATACCAACCACCATGCCAGGCCGCAGCACGATGCCAGAGTCGATGCTGACGCCGAAGCTGACGGTTTCGGTCAGGTTCTGCTCAGTCAGCAGCGCCCACTTGCCGAGGCGATGGGCCTGGCCGCGGCTGTAGCAACCAAAGGCCTTCAGGTCCTTGTTGATGACGCCGTACTTGCTGACCGCATCTGAATCCTCGACGTACTCAAACTCGACCTCTCCCAGCGTGTCGTAGGACTGGTAAGAGACCGTGGCGGTGCTGTGGCGTGCCTTCTGCGAACTACCGCTGTAGCTGAAGTTGCCATCAATGACATTGCTTGGTCCGAGGATGTATTGAGCATCGCTGGGCTTGTCAGCCAGCACCACCATCGAACCAGCACCGTAGTAGGCGATGCCACGGAAGATCGAGACGAACTCCTGGATGATGTTGTAGACCTCATCTCTGCTGTTGAGCAGCACATGGCACATGAAGCGCGGCTCCAGGGCGCCGAAGCCATTACTTACCAGCTCGTTGCAGTATTGGCTAATCGCGTAGAAGTCGTAACGGTCGAGGCTGGATTCTGGAATACCTGCGCCGTATCGAGTGCTGGTGAGCAGATCCCACAAACACCAAGCTGGATCGGCGCACCATGTAGCAGCGCCGAAGGTGCCATCCCAGACGCCAGCGTAGGTGATGCGGCCTTTGTAGGTGGTTGTATCGACCGTGGCATTAGATGGGAGGCGTATCTTGATGCCACGGATTAGGTACTTACGTTGTGGGATGTTGTTGAACTGGCGCGAATCGAAGCGCAGGTAAGAGAGTGCACCGTTTGGGTATCTCAGTTTTTCGTCAATAATTTCTGTGAAGCTGAACCAATAGGTCTTGTTCTGGCGGCGTGCGCTGGTTTCATCAGCTGAGACGCGCACCAGCTTGATCTCAACTGGAAACGCACCACTCAACGAGACGATGTAATCACGTTGATAGCTGTTGGTTGTCTTACCGCTGATCGTGTCATCAGTGACGGTGGTGTAACCGCCGCCGTTGTACTGAACCTGGATCTGAACGCGAACGGAATGGCCAACGATGTCGCCATCGTCTTCGATGATCTGAAGCGCCGGGAGCTGCACCGTGACACGAACGCGATCGACGTCGGCGTCGGTGATCGTGCGAACGACGGGCGTCGGGTTGGTGATCTCAACGTTGACGCCGTTTTCTGATTCGATGCCTTGCGTGCCAGCGATGTAGGTCTGGGCCTGCGTGCCGGTCTTGAACTCCGTTGTGTAGCCGGTGAAATTGGCGGCGCCACCTGCACCCGTGATCGGCGTTCCATCGAGGTAGACGCTTTTGAGCCCGTCGTCGAGGCCCTCGACCTCACCTTCACTGATCAGGTCGAGGACGGTGCCATATTGAATCGACTGGAGCGAATCATCGGCTTCTGTTGGCGTGTGCTGCCCACCGCCACCGCCCTTGCCGCCACCGCCACCTGCACCACGAATGAGGTCTGTCATTGCAGCTGATCCACATCAAGGCCGCTGCTGATCACTGCAGAACCAGTGAACACGCGACCGTAGGCGATCGGTACGGGCAGGCCTTGCTTAGTGGTGTTGACGATGCCGCTGAAGGTGAACGACTCAAGGCGTGCGGCTTCCTTGCCGGTGTTGAAGCCAAGCTCGGGCTGAGGGGAGATCATCTGGGCAATCCCACCAAGCAAAAGGCCGGTACCGATGGTTGTAAGAACGCTGCTGACTGCGATTGGCGCGGCAAGGCCGAACAGTCCGATGGTTGCGCCACCAGTGAAGAACGAAAGCGCAATCAACCCAATGCCTGCCAGCACGCTGCCAAAGCCTTCTCCAGCGCCGGCAATCACAGGCGTGATGCTGAAGACCTCACGCTCGCTCCAGGGCATCACGAGGCCTTCGGGCGCGGCGTTGGTAATCTTCTCGCGGCCGACGGTGACGCGGAAGTGCATCCCATCGCCTTCGCGGTCAACAAACCAACGGTCGAGGCCAGGGAAATTGACGCAAAGAGCCTTCAACGCCTGCGCTGGCGTGTCAGCGTGAAATTCAAAGCGGCACTGGCCCAGCTTCTTGCGGAGTGCGCCGTAGACCTTAACGACTTTCATGCCGTAGGACCATGGCCGTGTTCTTCACATAGTAGCCGCCGAAGACATCACGACTCGACAGCCTGCCTTGAACGTGGTGCAAGATCTGCTGATCACCCAGATAGATGGCGGCGTGGTTAGGCAGGTTGGCGCCAAGCTGCATCAGTATGGAGTCGCCGTGTTGGAGCTCGGCGAAAGGGATCTGGCGAAAGCCCTGGCTTTTGTAGTTGTCGAGGTACAGGTTCTCACCACGCTCCCAGAACAAATCGCGGCGCTCGAAGTTGGCTAGGTGCAGATTCAATTCACGGGCGTACCAATCACGAATCAGCGCATAACAATCGACGACGCCAAAGACAAATTCCCTGCCGACGTATGGCAGCTCAAACTCAGATGGCTCGCATCCGCCCCATTGCTCGATCTTTGGATTGACGATCACCCATGGCAGCCCGGTGGCATTACAGCTGAGCTGGTCCGCTGGTGAGGGGACGGGTTGCGTGGTTGGGTGGCTATGGATGACCGCCACGATCTCGCCAGCATCCTCGGCAGCGGCATAGTCCGTAGGGTCAAGGACAAAGTGCTCGTCTGGTGTGGCAGCAATGTTGCGGCAGGGGAGGTACCGGCGTCGGCCCTTGACCACAACGATCAGTCCGCAGCACTCGCGGGGATCTTCGGCCTTGGCATGAGCGAGAATTTCAGCCTTGAGGCGATCGGTCAGGTTCATTGTGTCAGCCCTGCGCCAGGGAAGGACCCGAACGGCAGCGGTGATGTAGCGCCGAAGCGCAGCTTGCATGAACTGAGCCGCTTACCGCACTTGTCAGCGCCGAGGGTGCCGACGGGTTCATCCTTGGCGTTCCAGTAGTTGATGCCGGTGTAACCGCACTCCGCCGAGCGGTATTGCCATTGGCAGATGTTGGCGATGATCTGTCGCTTGGGAATCATCATGCCTGCCAGGTCAAACTTGCTGGCCAGCTCCCATTGCACCACGTCGCGGGTCTCGGCGCTCTTGCGGTCGATGTACCAGATCTCATCTGGGAACTTCGCGTGCGGATCAGCCGCCGCCTCGCCATCAAGAAATTTCTTCAACGTGCGGATGCGTGTCACGGTCGCACCGCCAAGGTCGTTTCCTGGCGTAAACGCATTGGCCAGCAGCAGCAGCGCGCTGATCTCACCGCCGAGATTGGCGACGCTCAATGTTGGCCGCGGCAGGGTGCCGGTGTTGCCGTACTCAAAGCCCTCGGCCTGGACTGGCAGACGGATGTAGGTCTGACCGTTCCAGGTGATGTTGCCGGTGACCGCAGCATTAACGCCAGCGTGGAAATAGTAGGTGTCAGAGCTGCCGTGGAGTGCAGCAATCAGCTTCAGCTGGAACAGCTCGATGATGGCATTAGGCGCCAGCGCTGCCAGCTCCTCGTAGACGCTGCTGATCGCCTGCCAGGTCGCCGTGCCGTCGGCGATGGTGCTGCCGATGTCGGTCGGCCATACGGGCTCAGTGCTGGCACTGGTGCCTGCAACGGTGCAGCGGAAGACAAGCCCGCTGGTCTGAAGTGTCGTGGCGCGGCGTACATCACCGACGATGAACGCAGTGGTGGCAGCCCATGCCGTGAAGCTCATGGCTCGAACACCTGCTCAAACGTTGCCGATAGGTTGGCTCTGCCGGTGTAGGGGATCGCCTTGCTCCATTCCCGGCAAACCCACTTGTAGGACGTTGCCGTATCGGGCGGCGTCCAATCGAAGGATTCCTGGCCTGCGCGTGCATCAAGGAACGCTTCAAGAGTGTCGCAGTTGGCCTCGGAGATGTTGTTCCATGTCAGCGCCCATGACTTCGGGTTCTGGTTCAATCCAAACGTCAGCCGCTGCTCGTAGCCGTCTCCAAACTTGACGCTACGAACCGCTGGCCTGCTGCGTTTCTCGGCGCCGTAGGCAGGTGCTGGCGTGGAGGGAAAGGTAGCCATCAGGCGAGCAGCCCTCCAGGCCGTTTCTGCTTGATCAATTCCGATTGTACCGCTGCTGCCACTGCTATTCCGAGCTGCCTACCCTGTGTTTGGTCGCCTTGCACGCTGCTGCCTCCAGTGGTGACGTTAACGGTGACATTGACGCCAGCGCCACCGAAGCTGCCGGTTGGCGCGATGCCGCCGCTGCGACCTGGCATGAACAGCTCAGGGCCACGCTCGCCGACGAGATACGGCTGGCCAGCGGTGACGCTGCCGCCTTGGGCTCTTTGTGGGATGCCGTAGTTGGGTCCGAAGGTGCCAAGATTGCCGATCATGCCGCCGCCTGCGCCGATCGAGGTAGGCGCAGCAGGGCTCAGAAATGTCTTGATGGCATTGACTGCCTGTTCGATGATGAAGATCCGGATCAGCTGGTTTGCGATGTCAACCAGTACGCCAGAGGCGATCTGTTGCAGGCTCTTCTCCCATGATTGCGCACCGCTGATCAATGCGCTGAATGCTGACCCCATGCCTTGCCCAATGGCATCAGCGACGCCGTTGGCTAGCTGGATCTGGTTTTGCACTCCGGTATTCAGTTCGTACTGTTTCTCAATGGCCTTTTGCAGGGCACTTAGCCGGTCCTGATCGCCTTGCCGTTGCAGTTCATTCAGCTCGCGTTGAACCTCGCGCTGACTGGCGACCAGCTCGGTGTTGCCGACGTAGATCAGCGCCTCTTGCGCCCTGATGTCTTTCTCCTGCGTCAGCTGCTGTGCATAGCGGTATTGGATGTCAAGCGCTTTCTCCTGACCTTTGAGCCTGGTAGCGAGCATCTTGTCACCCGCCGCCTCGGCAGCGGTGATCCTGTCCTGCATCTCGGATTTGAGCCTGATGATCTGCCCTTCCGCCAATCGCTCGCGGATTACCTGAGCAACTCTGGCTTGCTCTTCAGCGGCAGCCTTGGCGGCTGCGGCTGCGGCATCAGCGGCACCTCTGTTCGCGCCGCCTCCGCCTCCGCCTGCGGATGGCACTCCAGAAGGCATGATGCCACCGCCGCCAGCTGGCGGCCTTGGAGCGGGGGCTGCAGCCCTTGTCGGCAACGCAAGGATGGCTTGTGCTTTTTTCAGTTGCTGATCTGCAAGCTGTAGCCGCAAGGGCAGGTTTTGCAGTTGCATCAGCCCCTGCGGAGCAATCGCAAGTCCCTGCAATGTCAGTCCGCCTTTTTCCATAAGCGACTGATTTTGCAGCCTTGCAACGATCTTGCGCTGTTCTTCTTTTTGCTGTGCCGTTGCCGATCCACCAAAGGATGCTCCATAACCGCCAGGCTGCGTACGTTCGCCTCTGAGCCTGTTCAGTTCGTTGAGCGTATTGAATGCCTCGACTGCACCTTTAATCGCAATGTCAATTGTGACTGCAATTGCCCCGATCGCAGCAATACTGCGCAGTGCGGTGCCTAACGCGGTAACCTGAGGCGTTGCCGATGCCGCAGAGGCGGCGACGGTTTTAGTGTTGTTTGCATACAGCGCAAACGCACCAGAGCTTGTAGCAGCAGCTGTACCGCTAGCCGCCACTGCCGTGGTCATTGGGGCGACGGCAGCAATGAATGCAGTTCGCAGTGCGATGAATCCTTGAAACGCCTTATAAAGCAACGCCATCTGAATGCCAAGCTTGATCACTTCACCCGTGGCATTCATCACCGGCTGTGGGATTGCGTTCATCGCTGACGCAAACCCGTTGACGCCTTTAGTGATGTCCTGAAGCGTGATAACAACCGTCGGCCCAAACGCTTTTAGCAGTGCTTCACTCAGGTTCTTAAATGATGTATCAAGCGCCTTAAGTGTATTCTCAACACTGCCCTTCATCGTTTGGAAGTCAGCATCGGTTTTGCCGGTGGCATTGCCAATCTCGGCAAGAATCATCCTGAAGTCTGAGCCATCCTTTGACGCAGCAGCAAACGCGCCACGCATAGCCTCCGTAGGGCCAACCATCCGGGCTGCAGCTTCCTTGTCTTTGTCAATAGCAATCGCCAGCTCTCTCATCAAGCCGCCAAGACCCTTGGTCTGCAGGCCCATCAGGTTCCATTGGATGCCAAGCTTTGCAGCGGCAGTTTGGCTTTCCTTGGTTGGTTGCAGCAACTGCGTCAATACAGCGCTGAGGCTCGTGAATGCAACTTCAGCCGTGGCGCCGTTCTTGGTGGCAGATGCGATGAACGCATTCATCTCATCCAAGCTGACGCCAGCCAATGCCGCTGTAGATGCGACGCGGCCTAGCTGGCTGGTGTAGTCGCTCCATTCCTGGTTGCCCAGCTCCACGGCTTTCGAGATGCTGTCCGTGACCTTGAATGCCTGGCTGCCTGACATGCCATAGGCATTGAGGGTCTTGACAAGCACCTCCGTCACCGCCTGCGTATCCGCAAGTCCGCCGACTGCCGCTTTGGTGGCGGCATTCAGGATCTCGACATTGCCTGCGGTATCGGCAAAGCCAGCTGATGCAGCCTGGTAGGACGCCGCTGCCAGTTCCGCCTTGCTGGCAACCCCGCCGAGGTTGTCACTCAGCTTTGACAGCGCTGGATTGATCTTCGCAACATCAACGCCAACTGTTCCGAGCCTGCGGATGTTGCGATCAAGATCCTTGACATCACTGACAATACGGCTCAATGCAAAGCCAGCCGCCAGCGATGCGGCCAGTCCGGCTACCTTGCCGGTCAATGCACTGATTGACGCTTGGCTGTTCTTGGATGCCTGATCAAGCTGCTGCAGATTCCGTACTGCAGCAGAGCTATCTACCCGTACGTCAACAACAGCAACAGCCACAGCGGGAACCGACCTTTGGGGTCAGTCTACCGGCTGCGGCGTTTTGCCTTGTCCATCTCTTGCTGTTCGCGCTTTCCCTTCACCTCGTAGTACGCGGCGAAATGCACGAACTCATCGTCGGTCAATTCTTGCCGCAACTGGCTCACGGTCTTGCCTAGCTCAGTCGCCAGGAAGAACTCAAAAAAGAGCCAGTTGTCGGCTTCTAGTCGTTTTTTGCTGTCTCCAAGGATTCAGCTTGGCCGAGGCCAAACAGAAACAACTCCAGCTCGTTCAGTACCTGCTCCGGCAGTTCCCGTTGCAGCTTCACTGCATCAGCTGCAGCGAAAGCCTTGGTGCCGTCTTCAAGCTCTGCCTTGTGGCACAGCATCTGCGTGCTGATGTCCAGCGCTTCATCAGTGCCAGAGAGTCCTGTGGCACGCTTGCGATCGGCGCGGGTGATCGGCGTGAAGTAGAGCGGCAGCACAACCGTGCCATCCTCTTTCTTCACGTCAAACCGCCGACGTTGCGTCAGATCAAAAGCGCCGGTGAGCAGGTCAACGGTGCGGGTTGTAGCAGGCATCAGATACCGAGAGTGATTGTTCCGTTCATGGTGAAGTTGATCGTCACCATTTCAAGCTCGCCAACAGTGGCGCCGTATTCGGTGGAGTTGATCACGATGCTACCCGTGATCTTCTTGCCGCCGGTTTCATCAAGGTACAGCTCGACAAAGGCATTGCCTTCATCGGTTGCTGTGCCGACATCCTTGATCAGGTCCAGCTTATCGCCGGCGCCTGGAGCATCGTACAGCACTTCCATGCTGCCAGTGCCGCCAAGAAGGCCGCCAATGTTGGCCTTGTAGGTTGCGCCTTGAGCGGTGGTCTCAAGGACATCCTTTTCAACAGTCATCGACCATGAACGCACGGCAGCGATCTCGGAGATGCCGCCGCTGCTGTCTTTATCGAAAAAGACAGTACCTTGTTCGCCGCGATAGAAAGCCATGATCAGATCGAGGTGGTGATGGTGCCGGAGGTGGTGAAGTTACAGGTGATAACTTCAAGCTCGCCGACGGTGGCGCCATACTCGGCGGAAGTGATCAGCCCGGTGAAGCTGATCTTCTTGGTGCCGCTGGTGTCAAGGAACAGCTCAAAGGTAGCTGTCGCTCCATCAGTGGCGGTATTGGCCGCCTCGATGAAGACATTAGTCTCATCAGCACTTGATGCGGTGTAGAGCACCTCAACAGTGCCGCTGCCGCCGATCAGCCCGCCGATGTTGGACTTGTAAGTGGCACCGAGTGACGTGGTTTCGAGCACGTCCTTCTCAATGGTCATCGACCACGAGCGGGTGGATGCAATGGTGGCGTTGGTGGTGCCGGCATCGTCAAACTTGACGGAGCCTTGTTCGCCTCGATAGAAGGCCATGGTTAGAGATCCTCGAAGGTTTCAAAGGTCATGCGGACCTGTGATTGGAAATAGCCTTCAGGAGATGGCGCAGCCATGACCTCCGGCCCGGTTGGGGGATCGAAGTGAACTCCCGACACGATAACCCTATTGTAGAGATTGCGAACACGCTTGCCGATCACAAGGTTCGCGCCAGGACCAACACCTTTGGGCGTGAAGATGTTGACGACGACGACACCGATGACGCTGTTGTTGCTGCCGGTAGTGCCGCCCATCGTCAGATAGGAGTTGTTGCCGAAGCTGACGAGGCATTGAAGCCATGTGCTGCCTGGTGTCGGCGTGTACGCCATGTTGTGGAACACCACCGCATAGGACGGCGATTGCGCCATCTCAGTGGCGAGCCTGCCCTCGATGGTGGCGCGGACGGTGTTCAGGTCAATAGCAGCCATCAGTCAGCCCTCCCGAGCTTGTCAGCCTCAGCACGCGCCCATTGCGTCATCTCGCGGGCGATGAGGTCAGTCCATCCTGCAGGTGCTTGCTGGCTATGGCCATTGGCCAACGGCTCAGCGTATGGAAGGTTGTTGTGGATGTGGTAGCTGTTGCCAGCGCGCTCCTGCTGATAGCCCACGCGGGCGATTGAGATTGCCGATTGAGCTTCCTCAGCCGTGGCGTACTCTGATTTGTCGTAATCGCCGGCAGGTTGCATCCCACCAGCGGTGCCATTCTCGCTGACTTGCCAGCTCATCCTGAACCTACCTGTGTCAACAGGACTGCCAAGCTTCAACCGGCCATCAACCTCCAGCACCACCACGCGCAGGAGCTGTTCGTACTTCTCAGTGGAGTAGCTGCCGATCTGGGATAGGTTGATGCGACGCGTCATGATCAGGCCCTCAGGATCAGCTCGTAGGTGATGGCCGTATTGTCCTGCTCGATCGTCTGCACGCGGATGATCTGATGCGACACCGTGCTGATCACCACGCGGTCGGCCGTGTTAGGCGTCACCGCAAGATCAGCAGCTGCCAGGATCAGCCGCTTGTCGTTGGCTTGAATCAGCTCATTGACCTCGCGCTTGTTCACGTCTTCCAGTACGCCGCGCACCGTGTAATCGGCAGTGGTTTCAGTGATGGCGCCAGTGGTGGCGTTGTAGGTGCCGCCACTCACCTGGCGGTAGGTCAAGCTGCCACCGAACTTAGCCATCAGCTTGGTGGCTGCTTTTCGTAGCGAGCTTGCAAGTGCCATCAGAGCTTGTAGGCGACGCAGTGGCCATTTTGCAGCTTGATGCTGGTGAACACACCGTACAGCGTGGAGCTAGCCGAAAATGATTGCCCCGAGATGGTCTCACCGTCCCAGTTCAGCGGCACCAACGTATCGATCTGCGTGTTAGTCGTGAAGTGAATCGCGCACCAACGGCCCGTATGAGTTGTGCTGTCACCAATGAAGGTGGCACCCTTCGCGTAATCAATGCCTAGGACGTTGGAGTCGCTCATGATCAGATCTTGTAGGCGGCGATCTTGCCCGAGGCCAACGTCACGCTGGTAAAGACCGCCTCAACGCATTGACCGGCCTTCAGTGGCACATTGGTGAAGGTATTGCCAGTCTGATTCAGGATCACGGCACTGGCGATCACCGAATCTTCAAAGGCCACAAGCTCATTGAAACGCCCCGTATGCGCAGCGGTGTCGCTGATGTATTCAAAGCCGATGGCGTATTCAGACATGATCAGCTCCGGCGGATGGCGATGTTACCTGGTCCACTGATTCTAAGCCCTGTCAGGTAGCGCTCCATCAGTGGCGGCACCTTGTCAATCCCCATTGACTGCGCTGGCGTCACATCTAGGCTGCCAATCTTGACATTCTTATAGTCCTCAAGTCCGGTAAGCCCCAGTCCGTCGGTGTTGTTGTTGAGGTAGATGGCAAGCACCACCTGCGCCCGCTTGATCTGATCCGGGATCTCGGTGTCGGTGTAATAATCGGTGGTGATGCGGAATGGGAATCCGACTGCGTATGTATTGATGTAGGTGTCAGGCTTGCGAACGCCGGTTCTGGGCCATTGCATTGACTGAGTGTCAGTAGCGCGAGCACCAAGGAACCTTTCACGATCCAGCCTCTGCGCAGCGGTGTAAAGTGCGCGATTCTTGGCATCAGTGGTTGCTGTTCCCCATGCGGTGACATCAGCATCTTGCACCATGCCGTCAACGATGGCTTGCGCATCAGCCAGCGTCAGGTAGGAATTGGCGCTTGCGCCGCCCACTGTTGCGTCGAGGCTGATCGCCATTGAATCGCTCGGTAGTGTCGTCGGTTGCTACGTCAAGCGTAGCCGGGCTCTCTGTGGAAAAAGAGGCCACCTCAGAAGAGGCAGCCTCACGTTCACGCAGTCGCCTAAAAGCGAACAGCCCCATCAGGCAACGGCAGATCCGGTGGATCCAAGGCCGTAGAGGGTGATGGCCTGGGAGCCTGCGGTCACGCTGGTGACGTAGCCGATGAACTCCTTCGAGGCGTTCTGCACCACGGTGGCAACACCGGAAACAGTCACGCCAGAGCCGCCACCAACGGTGATGGTGATGGCGCTAGCCGCAGCGTTCAGAACAACAACGCGGAAACATGTGCCAACTGCGCAGTCACCGCCGATGGCGGAGATGATGGCGGAGGCGGCTGCCGTCGTGTAGGTGGCGGTGCTGGTAGGCACGCCGCGCACGATTGCGTTGTAGGACTGAGCAGCGGTCAAGGTGGCCGTGTTGGTCACCTCGGCAAGGGTGCATTGACCTGGCAGAAGGCCGCCAGGGATGTCACCGAGCTCAAAGATCGAAGCCATGGTTAGGTCCTCCTATCAGTCGTAGTTGGAAGTGATCGTGGCTCTAACGATCCCGATGTTTTTCGTCTCGTAAACTTTCGACCAGTTGCCAACCGTGGCCAGCTGAGCGCCGGTCGGGTTGGTGGTGGTGACGGCCCACTTGGCACCTACCGGGTGGTAGATGTTGTGCCAGTCAACGGCCATGGCATCGGACTTGGCCAGGATGTCCCGGTCGGTCTCGGTGCGCAATGCCTGCTGCTCACCGGTGGCGACAGCGCCTTGGGTGAAGAAGTAGCAAGCGTAGTTGCCGCCGCTGTTGGTGATGTCGTCAGAGACGATCACGCGCAGGCCCATGTAGGTCGGGACTGAGTTGTCACCGCCATAGGCAGAGACCAGCGAGCCGCCGCTGAAGGTGGTGGCAGTGCCGCGAGCGTCAGCAGTGCTGACGTAGTCGATGGCCTTGCGCTCCACGAGGTCGTAATAGCAGGCGCTGTGCATGGCAACAGCGGCCAGCTTGTCACCTTGATCGCCGAGCTTGGCGCGGGCCTGAGCGACCTGCTTCGGCCCCAGGGTGGTCATGCCACTGGTGTCAAAGCGCAGCGCATCAAAGGCGGGAGAGTCGGAGCCGGTGAGACTGCCGAACACGCCTTCAAGGCACTTGTAGAGGTCCTTCTGTTGTTGGTTGGCGATGTACTCGCCGACCTTGGCGCCGATGGCAGCCATCGGATCAGCGCCGGCAGCAAGAGCCGCCAGGTCGCGTGATTCAAAAGCGCGGCCACGGTGGAGGATCACGCCGATTTGCTTGTCGGCAGTGATCTTGCCAGGGGTGAGACTGGTTGAATCGGTCAGCACTTCAGCGTCGCCGCTGAGGTTGGCTTTCCAGAATGGGATGTTGACAAAGTCACCGCCCTCGGTGGCATTCAACTCCGCCATGGGTTGAGCCACGCCACTTGCCAGGAATTGATTCCTGACGGTGGATTGCTCAAGCACATAGGGGGTAAAAACCTCGGGGATGATGACATCGGAGCGAAGAGTCGCCACGGTGTTTCTCCTGAAGGGGATTTGTGATCAGTGGGCGCAGCCCTTGGCACCAGCGCGGCCGGTTGTGATTATCTTAGCGATTCGCAGATGCTTTGAGCCTTTCGTATAGATCCCGATCAGTCTTAAAGAGCCGTGATTGCTCGGTGAGATTGAACGATTCGCGGCTGAATGGGTTCTTGATGCCAATCGTGGCGGTGCTGCTCACCTGCCCTGATGGCGCGCCACCGCCTTGCGGCTTGGGCTGCTTCTGCATCCATGCCGGCAGACTCTTGGCCCATTCGCCCATTGGCGTCCGCTGGTAGCCGTCAACCACAACCACAGTGCCGTCAGGCTCGCGTTCGATCTGATCGGCGCTGAGCTTGGTCTTTAGCACCATGTCTGGATCATGCACGATGTCCGCCAGTGCGGTCACTGCTGGGGTGATGAGTTCCAGTTCTCGGACTCTGACTTCAAGTTCGGCGATGCGCTTGTCCTTCTCCGCCGTCGCCTCGCGGAACTGCTGCTCCAGAGCCTGTCGAGCTTCCTGATAGTTTCCTTTCGACTCAAGCTGTTGCTGCTCGTAGCTTCGCTTGAACTCCAGCAATTCATCGACATTGACACCATCCGGCAGCTTGGGCGCTTTCTTGGCTGCACGCAGCTCTGCAATCAGCTCTTGGTTCTTGCGTTCGAGCGCCTCAATGCTGCGCTGCAGCGTTTCAGCCTCACCAGTTGCCGCAGGCTCCTGGTTCTGGATTTCATCAGACATGAACAACCCGCAGGGTCAAATACAGATCAAGGCTACCATTTTTCGCGGTTGGCCCAGTAGGCGGGCGACATCTTGCCTTTGGCTATGTTGACGGCATGACGCGCCTTGAATGATGCCCTTCTGGCCTTGTCTGCTGCTGTTTCTCCTTTTCGTGGCGGCGAGCCAGATACGCCCTGCTGACCGAAACGAATAAGCTTCACCATCTCGCCTTCCTTGGCGAGTACGGCATGGGATTTGGTTGGGTGGTTCGGTGTGCGCTTGGGTTGGTTGTAACCCTCGAACTGCTCACCGCGGTAGGTGATGGTCACTTGCGTTTCGGCTTGCGTGGCTTGGCAGTTTTGGCCGCGGCCTTGAATGCACCCTTGTCTGGGTAGTCAGCTTCACCGGGTCGCGCCTTGCGTTCCTTGGCGCCGGACTCGATCCGTTCGCGCTTGGCGTTGATGTTGGCGTAGAGGCCGGGCTTTTTGCGTGCCATTACTTCCGCTTCCGTGACTTACCGGCTTCGCTCAATGCGATGGCAATGGCCTGCTTGCGACTCTTGACCTTCGGTCCTTTGCCGGGACCTGGCTTGCCGGTGTTCAGGGTGCCGCGCTTGTATTCACCCATCACCTTCTCAACTTTCGATTTTGCCATATCGCTTCTGAAGGTCTTTCAAGGTTAGCTCTGACCCATCATCACGAACGAGCTTGGCGATGGCGTCCTTCGGTCCGTACTTGTCGGACAGTCGATTGAAGTAGGCGGCCTTGCTTTTGCCGAGCACTTCCTCCTGTGTCTCCTTGGATTGTTTGCTTAGCCAATCACCGTAGGACTGGTTTGCAGGCACTTGGCCATCCATTGACGCACGCCTTGCCGGTGGTGGTGGGCTGAAGCCGAGGCCCTCGTAGTCGATCACCGGGACTGTCGTTGAGCGGCAGTTGAAATGCTGTGGCGGCATTGGTCCTTGACCGTACGAAAACTCCCGGCCATCCAAGGCGCGGCAGATGCTGCTGGTTCTGGTGTCGAGCGTGGCGACGTACTTGTATTTTTTGGTGATGTCCTGATTCGCCTCGTAGACCTGCTGGCTGGCGGCATTGGCGACCTGGTTGATGCTGGTGCGGACGAGCGCCATGACCTGGTTGTTGGCCACGGCAGTGGACTGCCCGCCAGCGGCAATGAGCTGCTTCACCGTACGGGCTTCCTCGCCGAACTGGAGATTGCCGATCAACCGCTTGGCAATGGATGGTGTTGTCTCACCTGTTAGCAGGCCATTCCTCACCACCTGGCTGAACCGCTCCGCCTGATCCACGGCGATGCCCCGAAACGCCTTCTCCACGGTGCTGCCATTGGGCAATGTGATCGTGGCACCCTTGGCTGCGGTGAGATTGAACGTGCCGGTACCAGCCTGCGGAACTAGGGCTTCGGTGCCGTAGACGGACTTAAAAAGGTCATCCGATAGCGCAACCACATTCAGCTGCGTCGGGTCAGTCGTCACCACCGACTGCGCAAACTGCGGGCTGATCTCGACGGTGTTGACGATGTTGCGGCTGCCGGTCGGTAACGCCTTTCGCAGCTGCTCAGTCACAAACTCAGATTGGAGCTGCGCGAGGCCTTGCAGTTCGATCGCGGTCAGCTCAGTGCTGTCGCCTGCCCATGTCGCCAGGCTGTCCTTCAGCTGCGCCAAGATGCCGCGAAGCCGTGCAGCTTTCACCGGTGCCGACAACTCGTCAATGGTGCGGAGCTGGTTCACCGCATCAACGATGATGTCGTTGTAAGCATTGATCACCCGCCTGCCGACGCTGTTGCTGTAGCGATTCAGGTCGATCGCGTTGCGGTACAGGCTGCTAGGAGTGCTCATGGCTCGATGCCAAGGTCCTGCGGGTTGTACGCCGATTGGATGCTGATGTTGGCGCCGCCGATCAGTCCGGTGCTGATGATTTCATCAAAGGCGTCGTATCCGCGTTGTCCATCTTCCATCAGGATCACTTCATCAACGCCGTCTGCCTTGTCGCCCTTGTACCAAGTTGTGCGGATGATGGCCAGGATTTCATCGGGCAGGTTGGTGATCGTGTAATCGACCGTCTGGCCACGGTGGTTGGGCTTGGCCATGAGCGCAAGCCTAAGCAGCAGCTTGGCTGTCCATTGTCTCAAGGCCACCATTCGACGTTGCATCTAGCTCCTCTTCGACGTTGAAGTCATCCCCCAGGATCTCGCCATCAGCCAACTGCTGCAGCAAAGTTTCCTGCGTGATGGTCCCGGCAGTGTAAAGAGCCAAGAGTGACTGGATCTCCTGCGGTTCAAGCCTGCTGCCGACGAAGTCACGATTCACCAAGCAGCTGCCAGCGGCTTCATTCTGCCCGATGAACTGCGCGTGGAATTGCAGGCAGTTGTCGATCATGTCCTGCACGTTCTGCGCGATCACCATCATGGTGCTGTCGCCTTGACTGCGGTCGATCCGCTTCGCCTCAGCGGTTTCGGCGCTCAGCTTTTGGCCCAGCACTGCCGACAGTCCCAACTCGTTGATCTGCGCTGCCAGTTGCTCCAACCTGCGGAATTGGTAGTCGAAGCTGCGGCCTTGCGGTTCGATGTACTCGGCACGGCCTTCAGCGGGGAAGGCGATCGCCTCGCCAGGTCCGGCTGACACTTCCTCGGCAGCAGTCGGAAAGCCGAAGAACGCCAGCATCGGCACTGCCGAGATGTGCAGTTGGTTGTCAAGGTCGGACTGCACCTGATAGGTCTTCAGGTTCAGCTCGGCGATGTCCTCCATTGGCGGACGAGACTCCATGAAGCCATGGCGGTTGCCGTAGGCGACGCTGAACGGGATCACGTCAAGGCTGGTGGTGCCTTCATCCGTGACCTTGAACTCGCCATCGTCCTGCCGTTGATGGATCTGGAATTGCCCTGGCGTCAGCACTCGCACCTGCTCGATCGCTTTCTCGCCGTAGAGACCATCAGGCACGACGACGGATTCCATCAGCCGCAGCTGAACCAACTGCTGCGCTCCATCGCGCTGCTCCGTGCGCCAGCCGAGGATCTGCCGTGGCGTGTAGGTGCACCAGTACGGGCGGCCGCCATCGGACGGAGCATCAACCAACGTGCCGACGTGGCCGTAACGGATCAGTTTCCGTGCGGTTTCGTAGGTCCAGACGTTCAGGTCATTGCCTTGCAGGTCAACATCAAACAGCTGCTCACGGATGGTGTCGCTGGTATCGGTAAGCCTGACGGGCTTGCGTGTCAGCATCCCGGCCAGCATCCGCTCCAGCCGCTGGTAGTACGGCGGCACCGCGCTGCGGGCCAAGCGGTTGTCGTAGGACTCATCAAGCTCGCGGGGCTCCTGCGGCAGGTACCGACGATGCTTCCGACGCATCCCGTAGGTGCCTTGCATCAGGTCTTCGATCAGGATCCAATGCGGCTCCTGCGCATACCATGCGGAGTTCGCATCCTGAACGCTGGTAACCTTGCGCTCTGCCGGGTTGCGATCGTAGAAGGAGTAGCCGGAATACATGATCAGTACAGGCGGATTCCCGTGCTCC